CAGTCATAATAATTGGAGGTTCTTTAGCAAAGAGATTTTGTTGACCGTATTCGTTAGTGGTTAGCATCAGTATTGGATAGAAGAACGTTCAAGTTTGTCGAAGACATCCTGCCTGTAGGCGGGGTCATTGTCGTAACGAGGATCGTTCATCGCACGGACGACTTCCGCTTGAGAACGGAAGACATCCACCGTTTGATTTGCTGCCTTTCCACTGAGAAGCCGTCCTTCATAGCCAACAGCATTCTCGTACTCAGCGCGGAGACCAGCGACAGCGAGTTGGATAGCCTGAAGGTTGCCAGACTCCACCACGTTATCGAAGGCTTGGACATAATCGGCAGGGAGGTTCTCTCCTGCCCAGGTGACGAGGTTCTGGTAAGCAGCTTCACCGCCAACAGAGTTCTGTATGACATTCACTTCTGCTTGAGAAAGATCAGGAACCTCGGAGTAGTCCTGCTGAGGCATCTGCTGTTGGAGCTGCATGTAAGCCTGGACTAACTCCTGGCTAGACATCTCTCCGAACTTAGCCAGCGTCTCAGGGGAGAGCTGACCACCGTTGTTGTAGTACTCATTGGATGCTTCTTGAATCAGAGCAACACCAGGAGTGACTTCAACATCAGGCTCATCAGTCGTATCATCTACCTCTGTCTCATCCTTGTCGGGAGCTTCACGGTCACCTAGCTTCCGTTGGAGTTCGATGTAAGCAGCTTCAAGTTCTTCTGCATTGCGGTACTTACCAGCAAGCAGCTCCTCTTGTTGTTGAGCTAGCTGTTCACCAACCTGCAGGGAGTCTAGTTCTTCCGCAGAAAGCTCACCCTCTGGAAGTTCAGTAGGGTCATACGTCAGCGTGTTTGTCATAGGTGGTAATTACTTCGAGGTTTCCGAGGCCAACTTTGGTAACTTTCTTGCCAGAAAGGTCGCTACCAATGAGGGTCCTACGGGCGTATTTGTTTTCGGGTACAGTCTCTGGCTTACTGACCGGGGGGAGGGGCTTGCGGGCCACCTTCTGTGGGCGGGTTGCTTTGTTGTCCACCTAACATCTCCATCATTTGGGGGTTCTTTGAGGGGTCTGCCATTGGGGCACCTGCAAGCTGACCTGCCTGATCGACAAGGGACTGCTGCATCTGTTGCTGCATACCTTCTTGCTTCTCCTGTTGGAGCTGCTCGGCGGTCTTAACAAGGTTCAGTACATCGATACCCTGAGCGGCAGCCAGACGCTTGATAGCCTCTTCTGGGTTGATGTAACGCTGTAGTGCTTCGGGACCCATTGTCTGTGCAATGGCTGCAATGAAGTTAGTCAAGGACTCTCGGTCCTGACCACGACCCAAGGCGTTGATACCAGCAACGATGGTTGGCTTCACCAGATCCTTAGGAATCTTGGGGAGCTCACCGTCACGTTGTAGCACCATCAGTTTGCGATTCAGATAGGGGACCAGGAACTCAACAGTCAGCAGACTGAAGAGACCACCAAGCTGTTGCTCTAGTTCCATCTGAGTCATACGCACTTCCTCTGCAGTGGTGCGCTCGCTGTTCCTTACATTCAAGACCAGGAAGGCTTCGCTGATTCGTTGAGTCAGCATCCCCACCATCTCTTGTGCTGTACGGAAGTCAGCAGTCTTACCCACCTGGATCACAGCAATGTCATCAGGTCGACCCTGGACGATTGCTCCGTTACCAGCTTGGGCAATGGTTTGTGGTTTAGTAGTCGAGGAGGGAGACACAGTGAAGATCACCTTTGCTGCTGCAGCGGTGCCTTCTACCAGTGCTTGGCTCAGGGCTTCAAGGGAGCGGAGGTCACCAAGGAACTCCTCTACCCTGCCCCGTCCATAGTCCTCTCCATCGCATGTATTAAAGCGAAGGACAAGCCACGGATTGGCATTCTTAGGTGCAGTCGAACGGCTACCAGGAATGATCTTGTCGAACACTTCCTGATGCCAGACCCACCGACCGTTCTCCAATCGTACGTAGGTGTAGACCTCAACGTCGTTGTCATTACTCCCTTGCTTATCTCCGTCATCCCCAGGAGCGTTAGGGATAACATCAGGGATCTCTAGTAACTTGCGATCAATCAGCTCTTTGGTAACGATCTCTAGCAGTTCTCCATTGCCGTCACGATTAACCACGTAACGGTTGAGGGGGAAGTGCTTCAGACCATCCTTGCCCATGAACAGGAGGGCATTACCTCCTACCACGAGATGCTTGATGGCTTGGTGGACTGTGACTCGATCACTAGAGGCAGCAATGGAGTCCATCACCATTCTCTCTAGCTTGGCAAAGCTCAGGTCCATCTCGGATCTGATCTGTGCAGGGATCTCAGTGCCTAGTTTGTCGTCACGAATCTGTAGCTTGAAGAACGTAGTCTGAGGTGGCAGCAACGCCAGCATCAACTTAGATGCCAGCGTCACAACACCTTTAGCTCCAACACTCTGCCAAGGAGTAACAAGGCGACGGTGATTGGAACGATCATTCTCCTCCTGGATCAGGTAAGGGAGAGTGAGCTTGCTACATTCAACTGCAACATTCAAGAACTGAGAACGGTTACTAGCTAGTGCGTCGTACCTAGTTCTTGCTGTCACAGGTTCAGTCCTCCTGCACTACCCGTCCCAGTGTTGAGAGGAATACGGAGCTGAGAGGAACCTTTAGAGAGGGAGCCTTGCTGGGCTCGCTTACTTTGTGCTCGCTTCATTTGTACCTCCTGTTCCTGCACAGGGCGAGGAGCCTCAGGCATTACAGGCGTAGGAGTTTGGACTGGCGGGGGAGGAGCGGGGGGAAGGGGAGGAGGCGGCGGCGGAGCCGGAGGAGGTTTAGGACCACCAAAGATACACATTAGTCTTCATCCAATTTACGTTTGATCCACTCAACGACAGTCGCTTGACCAGCTCTAAACATGATGGTCTCGATACTATCGTTAGGGTTTGGGGTGGGGTATGAGAAGTTGTCTTCTAGTTCTTTAATTAGATCGTTAAGCCTCTCGTTGTGAAGCTTGAGAGTACTCAGAGAGATAGTCGATTGCATTTTGTAATATCGGCAACACGGGGCTCTTTATAGAACTCAGACAAGGGCTTAGTAATGCTGCAACGAATGCAGCTTTTAACCATATTGTGGAAGGTTAGTATTAGGATGCTCGAAGAAACTAATCATTCGACCACGCTTGGTCTCAGAAAGTTCTGGGGCTTTGCCTGTGTACATCAAATTATCGCTGGAATCCAGCCAGAATTTTTTGTCCAGATATTTCGAGTGGGTATTTCTACCTAGTGGCTCCATTACCCAATTGATTGTTGCCTTCCTAAGCTTATCCAAAGAAGGAGACCAATTGAGACCGAGCTCACTACAAACCAGGCTATTTGTTGCGACGTGGACTTGTTCATCTCTGGATATATCTGCGCTTACTGTTCGGAGACCAGCGTCACCATTAAAGCGGAACAGGGGGAGAAGTACGAAGAAAATTGCACGCTCGGCAACCAACGCTTTGAGGAGCGTGTGATCTGGATGCGAGATCCAAGCATCACGGAGCCGCAACGCTTCGGCTTCAGCTTTCTCGTCCACCCCAATAGCGTTGGTGATGTAACCGAGAGCCAGGTCGTGCTTAACCTCGTCCTGGATATTGGATCGAAGGAGATCCCGTGCCATTTCTGGAACTTCATTTTTCAGGGCATCTTCAATAAATTCACCAACTGGCAGCTCCATATGGCGGATAGCCAAGGCACGGAAGATTGTCTCCTCCGCACCCTCCGCAAGCTTGCCAGCAGTCGTCTGAACAGGTGTCCAGGTTCTTTTACGATTTAGTAGTTTCTGATAGGGGTTCATTCGCCACAATTGCACTGAGGAGCAGGGTCATTAAGAATAGACTCCAGGTAATCGTCAACCTCTGACTCAGACAGCGCAGCATAGGCGTTGGTCTTATCCTGAGTGTCTCCCATAACCTGAAGCGAATAGTAAAGAGAAGTTTGGGGGCTAGCCAGCCACTCTTCGATAAACGCCTCGTCATAGGTGATCACATCAGACCAACTATTGAAGCTATAACCGTGAAGAAGTCCCGTTTTTTCCAGCATTAGAACGACCTCATTTACCGCATTGAAGTAGTTCTCCCAGCCAACTTCGCTTGCAATCTCTACGTTTCCGTAGTCGAAGCTCTGGACACCAAATGTACCGCTATCACGGTCCACATGGCGGGCAATAGGAGGAGCGATCTCAGGACAGGTCGTGAAGCCCTGGCGGTCTACATAGCGATAGCTACAGGAGGCCGTAGGAGCGATTGCAAAGGCCCTCTCCATGTTGTTCCGACGTGCCACATCTGCAGCAGCGTCAATGCCCATCTGAAGGGCTTCTGCGATGCGATAAGCGTCGTTACGTGGATAGGTGAAGTCCACATGGTTGATCGCCTTCATGGCACGACCAAATTCCTCATAGGTCACCCCATAAGCAGCGAGCAGGTTGGCCAATCCGAGCATTCCCAGACCGACTTGGCGATCTGTCGCTGCAGGGAGGTACTCCCCGCTATCGTCGACACCTGTCTTGGCATGGAGGGCGCACAGCTCGGACATTCCGTAGCTAAATGCACGCGGTATGTCATCGATTCTGCATCCGCCGAGGTTGACATGCTGCAGGAGACAGGTTCCCCGTGAGGGCAGGTACACCTCCAGGCATACGTTCCCACGGATTCGACGCCCATTCCTGTCAACTTTGGTTTTGTTGAGCCAGATGTCGCCTTGTCGGATTCCTTGAAGTAGAGCATCTTTGACTTCTTGAGTTGCTTCTTCCCACCAGTGGGGGTTGATATTGACGCACCGCTTCACCCAGGGCAGCTCACTTCGAGAGACCTGGATGAACTCCAGAACATCAGGGTGATTCAGGTCAAGGTGCAGAACACAAGCGCCATTCTTGTAGTGTCCACCACGTCGGAGGACCTCGTTCAGGGTGCTGTAGATTTTTCCGAAGCTAACAGGGCCAGAAGCAGTAAGACCCTTGCCGTTTTCACTTCCTTTGGGGCGGAGCTTAGATAGATGTACCGCAACTCCAGCTCCAAAGCGGAGAGCGTGGGAGACGAATCTCCAAGAGGCTTCAATTCCATCGGGGCCTTCCATGCTGTCTTCGACGACAAACACGGTGCAGCTCACTGGAAGGCGAGAAGTTGGCTCGTCGATCCAGTTTTGTACACGCCCAGTACGGGCAATCAATTCAGCGGTGGGCGACATTATTAGACGAGATCAGTAAGTACAGGAGGTTGATAATTGGGACCTTTGAGGACTTTTCCGTCATTACGACGGATAGGCTTGCCATCTTCACCGAGTTTTGTCATGTTGCTTCGGTGAACACGGTTCATTGCCTCATCCAGGTCCCATCCAAGATTCTCGGCATATTGGTAGCAGACATAAACAAGGTCTGCGAGCTCTTTTAGGCAGTCAGCAGCGTTGATGGTGAATCCATGCAGCAGCTGGTTCTCAGCATCGAGGAACTCTTTGAACTCCTCAACGATCAAAGTCCGTTGTCCAGTCCGTGAAGCTGGCGTCGTACTGTTCGCTACTTGGAAACCATGGCGAAACTCCTTCGCCTGTTCGCTGATGAAGGATCTCGTTTTCAAGCTCATTTTGAAGATAGTGGATTGCTTTACGGAGGTCAGAGATGCGGGACTCTTTGTATCCCGCTCTGCAGATATATTTGATAGCGTTGCCAAGGTGGAAGTTCAGTCCTTGGTCTCGGATGAAGTCCCAAACTTGAATGGTTCCTCGTCGGTAGTAGGTGGGACCGGAGAGGTTACTGTTGGCCATTTCTTAACTAGGTTGGATACGGTGTTTGAGAGGGCGAAGTTCTGACGTTGAAGAGCAAGGAAGATAGTGATGATGTCTTCCTTCTTTGCCTCATCACTCCTCAGAGCGTTCTCGATCTGTTTCATCTTGAACTGCTGCTCCATCGTCATTTCGACTACTGGGGCTGGGAGTCCAAAGTCTTGGTTCTTGATTGGTGAAATCATAGTCAGTACATTGAAGGATCTTTGCAAGGCGGGCATTCATCAATGCATCTTCCTCTGTGAGACCCTTGTCCTTAAAGGCCCCAACGACTGTTTCCCAGGTAGCACCTTTGTCATCAAGGAGGGCCTCTGCCCGCTTGATGCCTATGCCAGGTACTCCTGCATAACCGTCTGTTTGGTCACCGCTCATGGTCTGGATTAAATGCCAGCGGTCACCGTCTTCTTTTTCAATGTGCAGCACCTCATCACTGAGGTTGTACAAGTCACCAGGGATCTGTCTCATATCCTTGTCAGGAGAGCAGATGATGTGACCCTCCTCCTTGGTGGCGTAGATACCAATGGCATCGTCAGCTTCAAGGGTAGGCATAACGACAACAGGGAAGTCTTCCTTGAGCTTGTTGATCACCCGCTTGTAGCCACAGGGCTTCTTACGGTTACGGTGACCTTTGTACTCAGGGTCGATGGACTTGCGGAAGTTGACTGAATCAGAGAAGAATAGGATGGAGTCGTCGAAGCAACCCAGGTCCTCTGCCACTTTGTACAGCTCACGCATCACCATGTCATAGGCTTCGCTGAACTTACTGGTCACGGTGATGATGTCGTCACCCCAGTCGATCTCTGTCTCGTTAGCAGCGCAGCTCTTATAGACGGTGTAGTCAGCGTCAATCAGCAGACTCATTTCCCTTGCCCCCGACTGAGCTTCTTACCTTTCTTAGGAAGGGAGCGGGTGCCTTGTCCCTGGTGGGTGTGTTTGAACTTGGCCTTGGATTCGAACTCTTTACGACCAAGTGATGTTTTAGATTTCATTGCTGGGTGGATAGGTACTCGATAGCTTTAAGCAGTTCATCGATGGAATCATCCATCAGTCCTAGAGCAACGTTATGGCGATGGCAAAGCCAACCACGAAACAAACCAGTAGCATGATCGTGGTCCATGCGTAGCTTCTCCTCGCTACCACATATGCGGCAGGGGGTCTCAGGGGGAGCAGTATCACGAGCTTTCTTATACTGCTTCTGATATGTTTTAGCACATGGTTTGCAGTAGGGTTGCCTGCCATCACAGCTGCCTTTGTAGTAGTTGAATTGAGTGAGTTCCTTCTGCTTCTTACACTTGGAGCAGTACTTAGTGGACTTCGGCCCAGGAGGCTCCTGACTTAGCGTCAGCTGCAATTGGAACTCTGAGGTTGTAGTATTCTCCAGCAGCTTGTGCTGCCCACAATAAGCTAAACTTGAGGTCATTCACATATTCGGGTGTAGTCTCGAACTGCAGCTCGTCATGAACGAACGCCAGTTGGTGAGCTTTAATTTCTGATCTAAAGATTGATTCGTGAGTCAGTACCATCCATCTCTTCGCCACCACACCAGCCCCTGACTGAAGCAGGTAGTTCAATGCCTTGTGTCCCGAGTCAACGCTGATATGGCGACCGTCAATGGAACGGACGTAACCTCTATTTGCAGCTGTCTTAGTAGCTTCCACAAGCTTCTCAAGACCAGGAATGGCATCCATATAGGCTTGCCTAATCTCCTTACCTTTCTCTCGTGCTTTGTTCTTGGGAAGCTGGGAGTCGTAAGAGAGTCCGATCTTCTCATCACCAGCACCATATAAGAATGCGTAAGTAACTGTTTTAACGAGGCGACGACTGATGCCTATCTTGTCAGCATTTTCTTGGTGTATGTCACCGTTGAGTAGAACGTCGGCATAACGACCTCCGTCATAGCGAGCCAGATAGTGAGCCAGCATACGGAGTTCAATACCAGCAAGATCAGCACCGACCATTTCCATTCCAGGCGTGGCGGTAAATAGTCGTCGGAAGTTAAGGTCACTGGGGACCTGGGCGAGGTTTGGCTTTCTGTGGGCACAGCGGTGGGTGTTGGTGGCTACAGAGCAGTGATGGTGTATTCGATTGTTCTTAACCAGCTTGAGCCAGGCGTTGACCCCTTCCGAGAGCATCCCTAGCTGCTTAGTTAGTTCCAAGCATCGAAAGAATTGTAAGGAGATCTCTGTATTGATCTCTTTGAGTACAACCTCATCGATGGTTGGCTTGCCTTT